CAAGACCCTCGCGAAGCTCCGATGACGCAGCCATGGTGGGCATCTCAACGCGAGGCTGCTTGTGTAGCACCACGAGGCCGACGGCGCCGATGCGAAAGGCAATAGCGAGGACGAGCAGAGTGAGCATCATACCCACAACGCCCGCCGTCCCGATAGCAGCGTAGATCCACGACATGCCGTCGACAGGCGGTTGCTTCTTCGGCTGCATCCAACCAACAGCCGGCGCCATGACGACGCGAGGCCCACCAGGCAGCAAGCACTCGTCGCTGCTGATGCGCTGCGGCGCATTCTCATGTGGTTTCGAGGTCATGGCTTCACCTCCACTTCACTGACGTCGTCTCGCCACTCCGACGACGAAGCCGCCGTCGCAGTGCCCATGTCGAGGCGCTGCTGCACTGCCTGACGCTGCCACGATGCTGCCATCTTGTCGACGTTGGTGCGCAGCACCAAACCAGCGAGGAGCAGCATCGTCATGACGAAGGCCGCGACAGCATACGGCAAGCGAGGCGGCGTCGTGGTGATGACGAAGGGCGACTTCGTCGAGGGCGGCGACATCATGCGAACTTTGGCGTCGTAGTCGCACTCTCGAATCGTCTTGGCGGAGTTACGAAGGTTGCTGATAGCACGTCGCTGTGACAGCGTCATCATGTCGACGCCTGGGAGTCGGGGAAGGATCGCATCGTTGGACATCGTCGTCTCCTTACGTAGTGTAGGTATAGGTGGTTATTGGGCTACGTTCAGTAGCGTTTAGACTTCCACAGCCTATTGCCAACCTGTACCTGTGAGGACCTTACGACGATGCCGCGATGTTGTCAAGCTAAAAGCAAACCAACCTACACTGACCACCTTGAACTATGCCCGTCCCCGTATCGCTCACCGACGTGACTACTGCCACCGCCTACGACGCCGTCAAGCTGGAAATCCTCCAGGGCATCGCCGCGGAGAACCCACCGATCTTCAGCTGGGAATCAGGAAGCGTCCCGTCGAGCCTCGTCGAGATCCAGGCGGGTGCGAAGACAGACTACCTTGCCGCTCAGATCGTCGTCGTGCGCGGTGGTCAGAACAGCACGGCGTCGGGCGACGCCCTCACAGTGCAGTCGGATCAGGTGTACGACAATCAGCGTGTGCTCGGGACGTATACTACTGGCTACGTGACGCTCACTGATGTAGGTAACGGTGGCCCCTACACCTTCGACGCCACGTCGCTACAGCTCAGTGCGGGCGCCAATAGCAGCTTGCAGTATCGCGGCCTCTACGCCGCTGTGACGGGGCTTACGTCGACGACGTTACCACGAGGTGGCAGCGTCGACGTCGTCGTCCAGGCACAGGACGTGGGTGCCACCTACGCCCAGATCGGCACCGGGACGCTAAACTTCTTTGTGCTGGGTCGCATCCCCGGCGTCAGCGTGCGTAATCCGCCGGACTGGCTCACGAAGTACGATGGTCAGAGCGGCACCGACGACGAGGCTGACACGGCGCTGCGGGCACGCAACCTCGCCAACTGGGAGGTGCCTGCGGGATCGTCGGCAGATGACTACAAGACGTGGGCCGTGGACGCGACGGCGAGCAACGTCGCAGCAGCTGACAGGGTGACGCGCTGCAACGTCTACACAGGCAGCAACATCTTCGACCCCGGCCTCGTCCAGGTCGTCATAGCGTCGTCGTCTGGGGCTGTCGGCGGTAGCGTCGTGACGCAAGTTCAAGACTACATCGCGCCCGAGAAGGTCGGCGGTTTCCGAGTGCCCGAGACTGTCAAGGCAGTCGTGTCGTCGGCCTTCACCATCAACGTCGCCGTGATAGCGACGATCAAGGTCCAGTCGACGTTCAACACGGCGGCTTTTCAGGCGCAGGTAGTCGCCAATGTCCAAGCGTACTTCGCTGATCTGCCGATCGGCGGCCTTGTCAGCGCAGAGCGCGTTATCGAAGTCTTGCTGTATCAGGCTGGCGTGGGCGCTGGCATCATCGTCGACGCGACGGTGGTGTCGCCGGGCAGCGATCTTCAGTTCGGACCCCTACAGGTCCCTGTCCCGTCGCCGATCACGCTGACATTCATCAGCGTCTAAGCAGACTTTGGCTGTGTCGTGTACGCTTCGACGGCGAGGACGACGTCGTCCAGGCGACGGAGCGGCTCCCTGGCGTCGGCGTGCTGCTGCCCGAGCGCGAAGGCGGCGATGTGGGCGGCCTCGTGACCGCACGGCATCAGCGTCGAGGCGACGTCGTTCTGCTGCATCTGCCGAGCGTAGCCCGCGCAGTAGGAAGCGTAGACGTCGAGGTTGGTCGTCTCGGCGATGGCGCGGTGGATCTCGTCGAGGCGAAACTGTAGGTGTTTCTGGCGTTTGGTGGTCTTCTTGGGTTTGTGCATGTAGCTCCTCTGTTAGCTGGATGACTTAAAGACACCACGCTATCCTAACGTTCCGACCCTGTCAAGCTATTCCGACACCTTCTACCATGCCCTCGCAGGACACGCTCACTTACGCATCTCTCTGCGCCCAGATCCTCCAGAAGCCGTGCTTCTCCGGTCCGGCTGGCGCCGACTACCAGACCGTCATGGGCGGCAACATGGACGTCGAGCTCGACAGGCTGTACTGGGCCAAGGAATGCCAGTGGCCGTCGGAGACGCCGTCGGACGCCCTCTACTACCTCGCCAATGAGCGAGGTCTAGAGCGCGTCATCTTGATCGGCACGGGCGGTACGATGGAGAACGAGCTGCTGCACCGCGACCGCCTCAAGCACGCCTGGTCGCTGTGGGCCGTGTCGGGGTCGCAGCAAGGTCACAAGGATGAGCTCAGTTGGTGCGGCCTCACTGCTGTGCAGGTTCTTCGTCGTGTCGACTTCTCGTCGCCGCCGCCTGTAGGTAGTGATTATGTCAGGGCGTTTGCATTGCAACAGTGGGCGCAATTCGACATTCTTATACGTCAACCCATGCCTATTCAAGAACTTCGTTGGGGAAGCGGCTGGTTGTGGGGTGGAGGCGCGACTTATGGCACTACATTAACACAAATTGAAATTCAGCAACTCAGGCGACTTGTACGAGAGCATAAAAGTGCGCACGATACTTGCACATATTTCTGGTTTCAATTCTCGTCAGGGCCACTTTGGGGCACATTTATTTGGGGGTCTGGTGTCCTGTTTGGAGGCACTGGTCCTGCTGTAACAGGTATTGTTTGCGGTGAAGAATCTTGGACTGTAAGAGGGTATCTTTGATCTCTTACTTTAAGTAAGCCTTTGGCTAAGTTTAAGACTTCATCAATTGAAGCGTCCGACTTTATTGTATTACACCTCGCACAGCATACTACAACATTATTTTCAGTGTATCCTTCGCCTGGAATTAACTGATCTAAAGTAGCGACATTTTGAAGCTTACCTGATGCTTCATGAAGAACCATTCGTTTATTGCAATAAGCACAAGTATCTGACCATAGACGATGCAGAATTTCTTTAGTTAAAGAGAACAATAAGTTACCTTTCTTTGCTCGTATTTTAGCATCGGAGAGTCTGACACTAACCCAAGTTTTCATAGGGTCCGCTTCTCGACGACGCAGTTTACCTATCGCCGTTTCGACAGCTTCACATGCTAAACAACGATATCGCAAACGACCAGCACATGGGCGCCCAAGTCTTGCAGAGTAACGTCCAAACTCATTTGCCGGCTTGACCTGTAAACAGCTTAAACATTCTCTTGAATCTTGCGGTTTAGATGCCTTTAACAGTCGCTTTGCTGCCCACGTGTTTCGCATCTTTTCAAGAGTTTCTGGACTATGACGAATAGGCATGCACAGATGCTATATTAAAAACCAGAGTCTTGCAAGCATAAACTAATGGTTCAACACGATAAACGGCACCAAAGCCGCATTGCACAACGCCGCCAGGCCAGGACGCCCTATCGCCGCCGTCATGAGGGCCTGATACTGCGACACCGTCGTGACGGTCTTGCCTTGCCACTTCTTCTGCACCTGCTGTAACCCGTCGACGATGTCAGGACCAATACGATACACAGGCGGCGACAAGTTGCCGTCGGTGGTGAAGGCGCTGACGCCCTGCATGCCGAGCTGATAGGGGTGGTTCTGCGTCGTCCGTGACGTCATCTCGGCGACGAGCCACGCCACGGCGACGCTGCTGTCGATGTTGGGGTCGGTGGTACCGAGGGCAAGCAGTGGTCCGCCGTAGACTATAGGCGTCGACGGCGTCGTGTTGGAGACGAAGACGGGGCTGCCACGACGATTTGACTTGTAGAGCGGCCCCATCGCGTTGCAAGCCGCGACGTAAGCGGCACGTCCCGTACCGTCGATCTGGTCGGTGATGATGACGAGGGGAGCGTTAAAGGCCGACGCGAAGTCGTCGACCTCGCTCTCGTTCACAAATCGATCCGCTGTCGTGCCGTAGACGGCGACGAGGGGCGGTCCCTTGAAGTTGGAGGCGGTGACGGTATGCTGGAGAACGTCGTCGCCTGCACTGTTGCCTGAGTACAGTCCGGGGTAGTATTCGGTGTGCATATTAGAGGGTGCGGTAGCGCTTGACATGCTGAGCCTAGCGTGGTAGACATGAACAATGCTTGAACTTGTCGGGGCTGCGGCCCTCGGTTGTGCGTGTTGGAGTGCTGTAAAGTGGCTGGGCGGCATCGTCGTCAGGGCGTCGCGACGAAGCGTGGCTGAAGACGTGGCATGGCGTCGTCGAGTGAGTGCGCCCATCTTCGATCTTGCCGGCAACGTCTTAGAAGACGAGATGGAAGCGAGCTTGCACCGCGTCGCCCAGCCCATCGAGATCGCCGCCAACAGGCTGTCGCCGCTAGGTTTCGTCGTCATGTCGCTGCGACTCAGCGACGAGGTCGCTCAGCGGTTGAGCGCCGAGCACTACAAGCAGGTCGTCGCTGTCGTCGAGGTAGCGGCGGATCGACTCAGCGGCGAGCTTGTTGGTTGTGCTGGTTGTGGCGGCTTCGGCGGCGTCCACACTGCGGCGTGTTCGTCGTGGGGTGACATGCTGGCAATGGATCAGGATGAGATGCTGTGTGAACACAAAGTGGATCCCCAGCGAGAGGATACCTAAGACATGCTACTCCTCGACGACATCAAATCGCAGACGATACCGCCACGCTGCCTCGACGCCAAGAAGCTGCTCATAACCGGTCCCGTCGGCGTCGGCAAGACGACGATCGCTAAGGCATTGGCCGCACGGGCGATGGGTATAGAAGCGTTGCTTGTCTCCCCTCACAAAGGACATGCAGACATAGAACAATTCTCAGATGTAACCTCATCGTTCCCCTTCGACTTCTTCCATATCAACGGCGGCGACGACGGCATCGACCGTATTCGCGAGCTCGCCGCCGCGTCGATGCAGTCGCCATCGGACCCGCGCTGTCGTTGCCGTGCCTTCATCATCGACGAAATCCATGCCCTGCCTGACAAGGCTGTCCAGGCGCTGCTGCTGCCGCTTGAACGCGACACTGTGAACCTGTGGATCGCCTGCACCTCGCGGCCACGCGGCCAGCTCGACGCCGCCCTGCGGTCAAGGTTCAGCTGCCATCTAGAGCTCGGCGCCGCCGACGTGGCGGCTGTGCTGACGGGACGTGGTGTGGGGGGCGCTGAGGCCGCTGCCATTGCGAGGCAGGCGCAGGGCGATCTACGGCTGGCGCTCGGCGGTGGTGCAGCTGGCGACGCCATGCAGGAATCACTAGTCATCATGACGGCGCAGGGGCCGCGATTCCGCGGCGACGCCCGGCGGCTGCACAGCCTGGCGATCAGGTCACCCTTCGCCGTCCAGGCCGCGATTCTAGACGCTTTGCTTGATCATCCTGACGCCCACGTCGTCATGACAGGGACCCTCTCGCAGAGAAACGACATCGCCGCCCACCAACTCGTCGCGGCAGCAAGGAAAGCGAAGCTACTATGAGCACCATCAATCTAATCCACGACGGCAAGGCACTGCTGCGCTTCAACCACAACGGACGTACCTACATCGTCTGTCCCGACAGCGGCGACTTCGAGGTCGACGTGACGTGGCCCGTATTTCGCGATGGTGGCGGACGTCGCGAGGTCTGCATCTCCGTCGACGGCCTCTCGGTGATGGACGGCAAGACTGCGAGTATTAGCACGCGCGGCTACATTGTCACCGACACGAAGCTGCGACTGCCAGGCTGGCGCTTGGACGGCGGCAGTGTTGCAAAGTTTGAGTTCAAGACCGTCAGCGACAGCTACGTAGCGTCGAAGGGTGCAGCGTCCAATGCTGGCTGCGTCGGCGTCGTCGTCTTCGCAGAGAAGCGGGCACAGCATTATAGCGTGGATCTCGCAAGTCGCAGCAACCTCAGTGCCGATCTGAGTAGTGGCGGAGGCTATCGCGGCTTCGCCAAGGGCATGCAAACGAACTGCTCAGACGTGCCCACGCGCAGCGCTTCCATCGGCGCCGGCTTCGGCGACCGCACCGAGTTTGCCACCTCGACGACCTCGTTTAAGCGCGGCAACGAGATCGGTCGCGAGGTCGTCTTCTATCGGACGAGGCAGTGGCTTCGCGAGGCTGGCATCCCTGTACCATTTGAAGATGTTGGTGCTCTTGGTGAGGCGTGGCCGGGCGACGTCGCGGCGTGCGCGCCGCCGTCAGGCTGGCGTGGTTAGCGTCAAGATCGCTTCGTCTCGCAGGTCTCCGCGCCTACCGCCTGACTAAGAACCTAGTATCTGCACGTACTTAGAAGAAAGATCGCTTCATCAACTTGACGATGTCGTCGCCTTGCCGCATTCTCTTATCAGGTAAGGAGATACGACGATGAACGCCACCACGCAGACGACGAAGACCCCGAGCAAGACCGACCTCATCCGTGCCGAGCTGAAGGCAGCTGGAATTAAGCGCCTGGACGTCAGCATCCGCGGCGATCGTAACAGCATCCGCTGCGAGATCAAGAGCGCCTCAGTAAGCTATGCTGTTGTCAAGGCCGCGGCCTACAAGCACGAGAGCATCGATCGCTGTGAGCGGACGGGCGAGATCCTCTGTGGCGGTAACACCTACGTCGGTGTCTACTACAGCAGCGAGGTCGTGTCGTCGGTGGCGAAACAGATCCTTCCGATGCTGTCGACCGTGAAGGATTGTCGCTTTTGCTT